AAAACACAATTAACGGAATTAAAAAAGTTTATACATCAATACGAAAACGCGCAAACCGATTATAAATTTCAAGAAGCGGAAAAATATTTGTGCAAAATTCATGACCAATACGGAACAATAGACATACCAACAATTAGAAATTTAATAAAATAGATATGATAGCATACACTATAAAAGAAATAAAAAACGCAGATCTAAAAACAATCAATAAAATTATAATGGATACAAGTTGGTGCAAACCTTTTTTAATGCGCGAATGTTTTGATAGGGCGCTTGTGTTAGGATACAAGGGAAAATTTCCAATAACTAAATCGGATATAGATTAAAGAAAGTTTAAAAAACTTGCACAGAATGTTTATAATAACTATATTGCAGAATATAAATTTAATTAAATATAAAAGTTATGAGTAAAAACAAGACCACAACTGTAATGAATGTAATAAGCGAAGAAATTTATACTTATTACAATTCAGCAGATTTAAGACATAATTTAGTTTCAGCGATTATAACTTCAAGCGAAGACAAAAGAAAGTTATTAGATTGGGATTATAGAAGTAAAATAATATTAACGGCAGAAATAGAAATGATACCAGGAAGTAAAGGAGACCAAAAAGCATACTCTCCAATTTTTGATATGATTGCATATAACTAAAACCAGGGAGTAGAAATACTCCCATAAATTTTAAACTATGAGCATAAAAGACGAACAAATTAAATACCTACAATACAGTGTAGAAGCCTTGCAGAAAGAATTGCGATTAAAGGAAGATCGTAATTACCTCGAGTTAAAAGAAAATTTAGAATATTATTATGAAATTGATCTTGATAATTGTCTTATGACAAATATTGATTGGATAGAACAAATAGCTTTATTAATGACTAAGAAAGATTATGACAAAGAAATATTGAGCGAATTAAACCTTTATATAAAAACAAGAGAGCAATTATGAGAGTAATAGAAACCAAAGTATACGAGATTAGCGAACACCCAACGAAAGATTTATGTTTTCAATGGATAAGAGAAAATTTACACGATTTAAACGATATTTCACTTTATGAATTAACTGATAGTATTAAAAAGTTAACCCAGGAAATAGGCGGAAGAAACGATTATTCAATTAGTCAAAACCCTTGTAGGGGAGAATTTATAAAGTTTTATGACTATGACCAGGAATTATTGGATAACCTGGAGGCTGATGAATGCCCATTGACTGGCACGTATTGGGATATAGAATTAATTAAGGGATTGCAAGAAAATGATCTTAAACAAGTATTGTACTATTTACACGAGGATACAGAATATATATATTCTGATAATGGTTTAATAGAATTATGCGAATCAAACCAATATGAATTTAACGAACAAGGAAAATTAATATAAATTAAAATCAAATAAAATTATGAAAATAGTAAAGATCAAAAAGCACGATGACTATGTGAGATTTAGTTTCACAATAGACACAGAGAACGGAAAAGGTTTAGAATTTAAAACGCAAGTTTGTGGAGGAATTACAAAAAACAGAATAGGTAAAATTTCATTTATGAATATTGAAGACATGGATTTTGAAACCGAGTTTAAAGTTTTTGGAGAATACACAGACTATCGTAAGTTTCAAGAATTTTATAAAAACTTGTATGGAATTAACAAACACACCGAATTGATTCAAAAGATTGAAGATACTTGCCAGGAGATAATTTTAGAGAAATATCCTAAAAGTTTAAAGAATTTAAGTATTGAGGATAAAAAAGAAATGTTGATTGAATTAATTGGCTATGATAAAAAATTGAATACCTGGGAGGAAAAAATATTGACAAGCCAGGATAAAAAAAATCATCATTTAACATACATTAAAATGGGAGAGGAGATAAAAGTATATTTTACTTCAAGTTATTGGGTAAAAGAAATATTCAGAACCATACCAGGTTTTGAAACGCTTATACGAACATTTACGTTTAACGATAAAAAAATTCAAGGAGTAGAGATACACGATGTTTTAAATTTAATTGAAAGAACTAAAGAATATTAATATGGACTGGATTAAAATAGAAGAAAAGTTGCCAAAACAAGATGAAGAAGTATTGGTTTGGGCAAATAAAGTAGAAAGTGAAATTTTTTACGAAGTTAGCGAGCCATCGTGTGTAAAAGTGAGGTTTAATAAATTAGAATATAGTAGTGTTGTTGACTGTGATTATTACGAAGTGTTTGCGAGCGGTATTACACATTGGCAACCATTACCAAAATCACCTAAATAGCTTTATTTTTTATATACATGAAAGATCACATTAAAGAACAAATATGAAAACAAAAGGGACATACTCAATAGTTGAAGATAACTATGAATTAGATATAAATTACGAATTTTATTGGAATGACGGAGATAATGAGTACCCTCCTGAAGCTGATTTAGAAATAGAAAATGTAGAATTAAACGGAGTAGATATAACAGACTTTTTTTGGGATTGGGTAAACGATGATCTAAATACCAGGGTATGGGAACACGCTCAAGAAAATAAACACAATTAATAATAACGCAAAAGAATATGAAAGTAAAGGAATTAATTATAGAATTGCAAAAAATAGAAAACCAAGATAAGTACATACACTTATTAGGAAATAGATGCAACGCAGAAGACGAAGATCTTGACATTATTTTTGATAATGTAGAAATTTGGGACGATGGAGATGAAAGTATTACTTTGTTCCTGGGTGTTGAAGCTAAAGATAAAATTGAGGAGCAAGAATACACAAATATAATTGGAGGAGTAGATTTTACAGATTCTTTAAAACAATTAAGTTTAATAACATTAAAACACGAAAACAATGGCATACGCGGAAACACAAAAAGATAGAGATTTTAATAAAATTACATCTTTAATGGAAGACTACATGGATTCTCAAAAAATAATTAAATCGATGCGCAAAGACTTAAAAGAAGTCAGAAGCGCGGTCAAGGGTATTCTTGAATGGAGTCAAAGGATAGGTAGTGATGAAATTTACGAATTGAATGAAATAGTAAGATTTATTAATCAAAGCGCAATAAAAAACAAATAGCTATGGGATATAGAAGCCAGGTAATAGTAGGAATACCAAAAGAAGAAAAGGAAAACTTATTTAAAATAAAAAATGGAGATAAACGAAATGTTTTTGAAGACTTATTTTCTTTACAATTAGAAAACTCTCAAGGAATGTTGATCTATGAAAGTAATTTTGACTTAAAATGGTTCGATGGGTATATTGATGTTAAATTAATTACTGATTTTTTAAATGATTTAGAGGAACAAGAAAAGCAAGTTTTTGCCGTAGCAATAGGGGAAGACCAGGTAATACATTCGGAAATAGGAGAGTATTATGAATATGTAGAAATATTTTTGTCAGTAAGTTATTACGAGTAACTTTAGGTTTTATGGCTATTTTATACTATATTTGTGAACTTAGTCTAATTTAAATATAATCAAATCATGCACAAAACTTTAAGAGAATTATTTCTTTCATTCGATCCTAATTACAACAAAGACGATGAAGAAAACCAGGAAGCAATCAACGAATTAGAAGTTATCGAAGATGACGAGTATCCTTTAGGTATTTAGTTATGAGTAAATATGAAAAAAACTTAAAACTTATAGCCTGGTCATTCGTGGGTGTAATTTCTATACTTTTTGGACTTCAGATTTACAGATTTATAACCTGGATACTAACATTTTAATATAATCAAATGGCAATAAATAGACAACATTGGACTGAAACAAGTACAGACGATATAACAATTGTTTCCGTTGATACCCCATCTTATTATGATGGGGAAAATAATTATACTGCTATCGAAGTAGTAAATAATTTTAATTTAACATACAACTTAGGAACTGCTTGTACTTATATATTAAGAGCATATAAGAAACACGATCTACCTAACGAGGATATTCAAAAAGCGATAGATCATTTGCAATTTGAATTAAACAAACTAAAAAAGTAAGATGAAGAAAGAAATATTTGATGATTACGCTACTGCGGTAGCCAAAAGGTTTCATTTAACTTTAGATGAAATGTTTACTTCCTCCAGGAGACAAGACCTGGTTGATGCAAGGCAGATGTTGTACTACTTATGTATGGAAAGACCAATTAGAATATCTTATATTCAAAGGTTTTTAGAGACTTATAACTTTAAAGTTACTCACTCCACCATTATTCATGGATACAATAAAGCTAAAGAATCTATGAAAAATGATACAGATGTTACAAATTTAATAAACGATATATTAAGGTCAACCAATGTATAGCTTAATAGAAATATTAAACCAGGCTATTAACCAAAACAATTCAGTGGTAAACATTCAACCAATTGGCTATAATGTTATAAATATGGGTGTTAAAATTCAACAATTTAATGAACGAATTGAAATACTAAATACCACAAAAGGAGGATCTTATTACAAAGAATGTAATGATGATGAATACTCTTACTTTATAGAAAATGGTTGGAAAATAGGTTGTGTAAAATTAAGCATACAAAATTGTTTATATAAATTAAAACTCATAGAGAATAAAATTAAAACTGAAGTGAATACTCGAAAAAACGATAAGCATATTAAGAACTTAAAAAATAAAAGAGAATTAGCTTTATGTAAACACGCAGAACTAAAACTTAAATTAAAATCAATCTTAAATTAAATAAAATGAGCAAAACAGAAAACAATTACTTTAAAGATTTGGTTGCAACAGATGTAACTAAACACGTTAAAAAGAAAGGTAACTTTAATTATTTATCCTGGGCAATAGCTTGGAATTATTTAAAACAAGAAGACGAGAACGCGCAACGAATTGTTTATGAAGCTCCAGAGACTGGGTTGAATTGGTTTTCAGATGGAATGACTGGGTATGTAAAAGTAGGTATCGTAGTAAAAGATATAGAGCATATTGATTATCTTCCAATTAAAGATTTTAGACATAAATCTTTAACAGTAGATAAAATAACATCTATGGACGTAAATACTGCAATACAAAGATCTACGGCAAAAGCTATTGCAATGCATGGTTTAGGATTAAACCTATACGCCAATGAAGATACTTTAATCATTCCAGAGTTTGAGGAAACAAAAAAGACAGTAACAACTACAAAGGAAAAAACACAAACATTAATAACTCTTGATATTGGAGATATGAATTGGTCAAAAGTTTTGACTTATGTTGCTAAAAATAAA